AACTTTATCCGCCCCAAACGGAGTCAACCAGTTAGTACAAGACGCTATAAGAAATCAACAGAGTCAACGGTATGATCAGTATTCAGGTGAATCTCCCGGATAATGGAGTGCCAGAAAGCTCTGCGGTTTTCTTGGGTTAAATTGTAGTACATTGTTCTAAAGTCTGTATTCAGCAGCTCTTCCAGATAAGCATAATCAGGTTCTAATTCCGGAGCCGCATTTAACAATTCATTCAGTTCGTTTTCAATCCGATCATATTCTTTGCTGTAATAATCCCATTCGATTCTTCCTTTCTGGAAGAGAAGATTTAATCGTTCTAATTCTTTCTGGAGCTTTTCCGGAGTCTGAACTTTCTTCTTTTTTTCTTGTTCCTTTTCAATTTTTTCACATTTTATTTTAAATTTATTGTATTCGTATTCCAGATGATCAATCAGGTATCGTTCTATAAGATTCTGACTAACCATATGTCTGTAAGAACATTTATGATCAATAAAAGCTTTGTTGCATCGGTAATAGCAGTATACTTTTTTGGCACCGGTTTTCCTGTTGATAATGGACGAACCGCCTCTTGCGCTAAGCCTGCGTCCACAGATCGGACAATTTATCATGCCGCTGAAAAGATAAATCCGGCCAGAAGGAGCACGCTTAACATTTGCGTTCTGTATTTCCTGCAGATTATTCCATTCGGATTCTGTCAGGTAAGCAGGACAGTATGGAATTCCGCGATAGGTTCCTTTGTAAAATTCACTCGACAGCAGTGTTCGCATATTCGCCCATGTAAAATCCGGATCATAATTTTCCTGAATATAGCGCATGGAAAGCCCTTTTGCATGGTGCTTAAAGAAAAAACGATAAAAAGCATTTACAGTGTCTTCTCGATCAGGATCTTTTACCATGCGTTTTACGCCGTCAATGATTCCAGATTTGTAGCCGTACCCCATATTCACATCGCCGAAGATCAGCTTTCCCTGACGGATAGATGCTTCATTTACGAATTTGATACGTTCGCTGGTGGTATCGACCTCATTCTGACCGATAGACAGGACTACATTCAGCTGCAACCGTCCGTCTCTGGTTTCCATATTGATTCCGGGTTCACTGGTGCTGATCCAATGGACGTTATTATCGTCCAAGACTTCCTGTACCTTGTAAAAATCAGACAGGTTACGGAACCATCTGTCAATCCGCCAGAAGATGATCACATCAATTTTTCCGGCTTTTACATCTTCGAGGAGTGAATGGATAGCTTTTCTCTTTTTTAATTCTTTACGGGCAGTTTTACCCTCGTCAGCATAAACTCCAGCAACGGTCATATTATGTTCTTTGGCGTAATTGGTCAGGTACTGCTTTTGTGCTTCCAGGGATTTACCGTGCATCATCTGTTCAGCGGTAGACACACGGATGTAAATGGCGCAGCGTTCAATTTTACTTGGCATATTATATCACCTTTCTCTTCAATATACGTAAAAATGAGTATAAAAATAACAGCCAGAGAACTTTTGTTCTCTTGCGCGGCTGCTCCGAAGATGATACACTATATTTTGAACGTACTGGTGTATCCTTCGGGGCATTAGTCTTGAGCCGTTCCTGTTGGCGCAGGAGCGGTTTTATTTTGAAAAAATGTTTATATAACGTAAAAGACCTCGCATTTCTACGAGGTCTTTCAATAAATACGGCTCGCCAGATGACTGGGAGCATTGTCTTGTATACTGCCGGTTAACGGCTTTGTTTTAGCTTATTTATTATATACCTCATTATATGAAAATGTCAATAAAATATGTTGATTTTTAAAATTTTCTATTTGTAAAGTTAGAAATAATTTCCTGATCTATGCGATCAAGCTTTTCGTTGGAAAGCTTTACATTGCTTAAAATATCGAAATTAGTTTTCGGATCATAAATTCGTATTTTGCTGATGGTTGTGATTTGTCCAACTAAAGCAATACTACCAAGTTTTGCTTTATTGATTTCGTTTCTCATTCTTTTTAATAACAATAAATCCCTTGCACAATCCTCTAAATCCTTTTGGAATTTATGCATGTCTTCTGGATGAGTTTTGTAAGTGGCGTCAACTTCTTTCTTGAGGTCAAAGACTTTCTTTTCCAGAGGTCTTTGAATATAAGTAATTTTGGAAACTAACCCTGTGTATAGTTCGTTACCTAAATAGATACAACCTTTATGAAGATGATCTACATCAGATTTCTTCTTAACAGAGGTAAGCGGAACAACAGTTATTACAGGGGAGTTCTTTGAATTATTTTTTTCGACAACAACGCAATAGTGCAACCCACCTTCTTCGCTACCAATATTATAACCAAGATGGACTTTTATGATTTCACCTCGTTTGTATCTTCTTAAACTGGATGGGGAAAAACGAGATTCAAAATCGAGAAAAGTAGACCAATCTTCAAGCCAATAACTTAATTTGTCAGCTTTTCCACGGGTTTTAGAATCTGGACTATTGATCAAAGAGTCGATATAGTGTTCCATTTTTGCCAAAGCCTTTTCTTTATGTCGTTTAAGCTCTTCTTTTGTTAAATTACGTCCCATATATTCACCTCATTTCTTTTGGAAACAAAAATGTAATTGTTTATATAGTTACGATTAGTTCTCTTGCGCGGCTGCTCCGGAGATGATACAATATTATTTGGAATTGGGTATCTCTTCGGAGAACTTAATAGAAACATATTGGAGTATGTTTCATCGCTCGACCGTTCCTGTTGGCGCAGGAGCGGTTCTTTTATTTATATTATTCTGTCTGATCAAGGGTTATAGTTTTTGTTATTCCGGAAACTGTTACCTGATAGGTAATCTGCTTGCTTGAATCGGAATAAGAAAACTCTTTTGTATCGTCCAGAGAGGCGAGAAGAGCGGAATCGGTTGCTTCTTTGTCTCTGGTAGATGTCCAAGTATATTCTTCAGAATATTCTGTAGGAGCAGTATAGGTTCCAACCCAGTAAACAGCAGTTGTATTCCCCTCATCCATAATCCAGTTTATTGTGATGGTATCCTCAGTAATATCTGCCTGCATCCAAGTACCGTCATCATCTTTGTACTCCCATTTTCCAGTAAGCACAACAGGATCTTTGACTTCTTCCTTTACTTCCTCTTTTGGAGTTTCAGCAGATGCTTCTGTTTTCTTGGATGATTCCTTTGCTTCTTTTGATGAATCGGAGCTATTGCCACAGGCTGTAAATGACAGTGCCATACTTCCGATCAGAACCAATGCTACAAGTTTCTTTTTCATAATTTTTCCTCCTCATATAAAGTGTTTCTATATAATCGCATATGCGGTTATACCAATTTCATCATCGACAACTGCGGTATAAAATACACCACATAATTATCTAACCGCTTACAAATCCCGTACTTATTCCTGTAACATTCAATACATTCTTCCAGAAATTCTTCTGTCACTTCCAGGTATTCAGCGATTTCAAACCGGTTCTGACAGCCATGCTCAAAGGCTCGCACCAGTCCGATCAGACCGATCTGCTTGTTGTACGCCCAGAGTCTTGCCTGACGTTCCTGTTTTCGGTTCTCTGGTTTAGACTGATCTAAGATATCTCCGACAGTAGTATAGTAATGCCCGAGTTCTTCAGCAAGAACACATGCTTTTTCGATGGACGTGTCGATTCCTTGGTGGATGGCGATTCGGTTCTTGTATATTCGTCCGCCGTATCCCGGAATATTCTTTTCTTTCACTATCAGATTTTCGGTTTCTGAAATATTCAGCAGTTCTTCATATGTCATTAAATCACTCCCATTCGCTTGGATTGTTCATGATATCATCGGCATGTTGTTTCATTTCGTCAGTTGCATCTACATCGGTATACTTGTGGGCTGCATTCACTATGAGCTCCTCCTCCATCTGCTGATTTGTAAGAAGAGTATTTGTGTAGATATAGCATTTTTTCTTATTCTTATCGTTTAATTTTCTATAGGAAAGAATTAAAGTGCGTTCATCATCTGAATTAAATTGATTTTCATTGGCTAATTGAGGCTCCATTGGAGAATCAAAGCCCATGAGCCATGCTTCATCAACATTAAGTGTTTTTGCAAGCGCTTCGATATTCCTTTGCCGGGGTTTATACTTTCCAGATAAATATGAACTAAGCTGACCTTTATCTATTTTTGCTTTTTCTGAAAGCTCTGACTGTGTTAATTCTCTTAATTCCATAGCTTCTCTGATTCGGTCTTTAATTTCTGCTTTTTCCAATATCTTCACCTCCACTGATTAAAGCTTTCTTTAAATTTGATTATAAATCATAGTTGAGAAAATATCAATAATAATTTAATAAAATTGAGAAAAACTTAAAAAGCATGTTGACAATACGAAAAACAAATGCTATTCTATCTGTAGTTGAGAAAAACTCAACCGAAAGGAGATGATGACATGTCTTGCAACTACGATTATAGGAAATTGAGAGGGCGCATAAAAGAAAAATTTGGAACGCAGTCTGAATTTTCAAAAAAGCTGGGATTGTCAGAAGTTTCAGTCAGTAACAAGTTGAATAATGTTGTTGATTGGGGACAGGAAGAAATGGAAAACGCCATATCTATACTTGAAATTCCAAATACTGATATTCATGCATATTTTTTTACACATGAAGTTAAGAAAAACTCAACTTCAAAATAAGAAAGTGAGGTGAAGTATAAATGGATATAAGCGGAATTACCTTGATTTTGGGAATTGCTTCAATTGTTCTGGGAATTGCAACCATTATCGAACGGTGGAAAAATTAAATTATCCCTCGCGAGAAGTGTTGTTCATGAGAATAGGATAAGTTTTTATTCCTTTGTTGCTGTAAACCAGTAAAGAAGTATTTGCATTTTCTAAGTCATATACAGATTGTGGAGCTTTAGTGAAGAAAAAGCCACCAACAACACCATAGCCCTCTATGGTAAATGGAAGAGGAATAGAATGGACATTGATTTCGTCAGTTACCTCTCCGTTTGTTTGGCGAGTAGCACGCAAGACAAATTGTGGAATCCAATAGAAATCATATTTTTCATCATCAACACAGAGATAGATTCTGGAGATTGAAATTGGATTTTTTACAAGGTTCTCGAAGGCAAGCGAGATAGTAATACTTTTGTGGTCATGCTCTGCTATGAAATGATTTTTATATGTAATGTTTAATTTCATTCGATTTTGCAATTTTTCATGAGCAAAATTATAAACAGAAAGAATAAAGCTGATTATAGCAATAGAAAAATTGATGTTTTCTCGAGTAAACAAAGAACTGATTGTATTCATTAAAAAATATTCCTTTCATATGTGATTAAAAAAATATTATCACAATGCAGGAATAGTTTCAATTAACAAGAGAGGTAGAGAAATGAAAAAAATTCGATATTATCAGAGCAATTACTGATGAAAAGAAGTTCAGTGAACTGATATTTGATTTGGTTTCTGCGTACAAAACAAGCGAGGAATTAACAAAACTCTTGAAAGAGGAAATGACAGAAGATGCATTTCGAACAGTGAAAGAGCTTAACGTTTCTGAGTACCCGTTGCAATTAGATTATCTGTTTGCAACAGACGATGAAATTCCAAGAGCGCATTTATCAGTAGAGAATGTTGCGGATGGATATGCGGAATGTGATGTGCGTCTTACGGCAGGACACAAAAAATAAATTGAATAGGAGGTGTGGAAGATGTGGATTCCAAGAAGATATTGGGAAATTTCAATTAGAAGGCAAGAGGAATTAGAGCGAAGAGTAAAACGCTTAGAACTTATTCTGTTGAAAGAGGCAGAAAATAAAATCGCCAGTCTCTCTGATAGAGAAGCTGGCAAAAAATATAAGGACGGATATTTGTCTATTGAAGACATTATCGATCGAAGAACTAAGGCTGAAAGAAAATATGTTGATCCGGTTATGTATATGTAACAGATGAAGAGGGAGAGAGGTGATATGAGACGGCTGAAAGAATATCGATCGTAGCAGTATCGATAGCAGCATTTTTAACGGCTATCAATCAGATATCCATAATTATTACAGCAAAGCAATTATGGATGCAACAGCAGCAATTGCAGCAACAATTAGAGAGGCTACAGAAAGAACGGTCTGCAACAAGTACAACCAGCACCGCATAAACTTTAATAGAAAGTAGGTGGTAAGCATGAAACCCGATATCGAAAAAATCATACAGGTGATGATTTCTTTATTGGAAGAACAGGAAAAAGTGAAAATTACATATACCATTGAGAAAACCGCGTAAGCGGTACCAGTTGGACAGGCAGAAGGAGGGATAAGAGATGTTTTATAAGGCGGCGAAGGTATTAAGCAAAACAGCGATTGCTTTTGGGTTTATGTGTATGGTTGGTGGATGTTCGGTAGAACAACAGGAGCTGTTTTACCTATATGAAGTGCTCGGACTTGCAGTGTTTGCGGTTGGAGCATATGCACATGAATACTTTCGGATGTTGGAATACCGGCACAGGAAAAGAAAAATAAGGGAGGCGATGGAACATGCCAGAAGAGAAGCAGCGTAAGAGCATGAGAACGTCAGAGCTTGATAAGATGATCAATAAGCTTCAATCACTGGATCGGGTTGATGGTACATCCGAGTATTACAAGAATAATGCAATTGCATACTTGTCAGATCTGGCAAATTATCTGGATAGGATAGGCGTAAAGACAATAAAAATGCGCCCGGAAGTTGCAGCTTCCATTGGCGCACATAACAAAAAACTCAACTAAATTATAGGAAAATCGGAGGAGAAAGTCAATGATCAAAGTTGAAAATGGAATGTGTGAAATTAAGGCAGTGGATGGAGTTCCGGATATAATGACGGATCTATCATGTATTATCCGAAGCATTAGAACAGCCATGGTGGAGAAAAGAGACTATAGCGAAGCTGAAACAAAAAAACTCGTTGAACAGGCAGTAAGGCTTGGCTTTGCAACAGATGAAGAAGTCACACAGGAAGCAATGGTGGCAATGGGTAAAGTGATGATGCTTCTGAAAAATCTGCCACTTTAGAGGAAGATGTGTACCTAAAGGGGGCGTGATAATGGAAAAGAAACCATTGATTATTCGGTGCTCTGATGGGTGGATCTACGGCTTGTTCGGTTATTACGAGGAAGCGGTAGAAGTGGCAGAACAGCATATAGACGGAACAGAACATACATATATCATCATATGAAAAGCGTGAGGAAAAGATGGAACCTTATAAAATCTATGATTTTGAAGATGAAAAAGCCTGGCTGAAGGGGCGGTTAAACGGAATCGGCGGAAGTGATGCAAGTGCTGTGGTTGGAAAGAACCCATACAAAACAAACATTGAGCTGTTTGAAGAAAAGACCGGCAGAAGGATTGCACCAGATATTTCAGAAAAGCCTTATGTGATCTATGGGAAAGAGGCGGAGCAGTTCATCAGGGAGCTGTTCCGCCTGGATTATCCACAGTATCAGGTCACACACCATGAATTCCGGATCTTGCAGAGTCTGGAGTATCCGTTCATGCAGGCTTCTCTGGATGGGGAGCTGGTTGATCAGGACGGTCGGAAAGGGATTCTGGAGATTAAGACCACCAACATTCTGCAGTCTATGCAATATGAGAAATGGAAGGACCGGATCCCGGATAACTATTACATTCAGGTGCTGCATTATCTGCTTGTTACCGGATATGAGTTTGTTGTCCTCCGGGCGCATTTGCGGAGCAACTGGGGAACAGACGTCCGGACACAGGTGAAGCATTATTTTATTGAAAGAGCAGAAGTCCAGGCTGATCTGGATTATCTGCAGGATGAAGAAATGAAATTTTGGAAGTATGTGGAAAGCGGGCGCAAACCGCCGCTGATACTTCCGGAGATCTAAAAAAGAAGGAGGAGCGTATGGAATTACGGATTACAAATCCGCAGGAAAGCTGGCTGACAGAGCAGATCCTGTGGAACAACGAGGAATTAAAGGCTGCGATTGCTGAGAAGGTAAAGGACTATAAGACGATCGCCTACACAGAGGATTCGCTAAAGGACATGAAAGCGGATCGGGCAGATCTGAACAAGCTGAAAAAAGCTTTCGAGGACGAACGGAAGCGTGTCAAGAAGATCTGCATGGAGCCGTACACCAAGTTTGAGCAGCAGGTCAAGGAAATCACAGCTCTGATCGATGAACCGATCGGATTGACTCTCAGATCAAGGAGCTTGATGAGCGCCGCAAGGCTGCAAAACGGGAAGAGATCGAGGAACTGTTTACGTCCATCGGTTTCCAGAGCTTTGTGAAGCTGGACATGATCTGGGATGAAAAGTGGCTGAATGCAACGGTTACGCTGCCAAAGATTGAAGAGCAGATGAAGAGCCGGATGTATCAGATCGGTACGGATGTGGTAACGATCAGCAAGCTTCCGGAGTTTAAGTTTGAAGCAATGGAAGTTTACCGTAAGACACTGGATATGAACCAGGCGATTCAGGAAGGACAGAGGCTTGCCGACATCCAGAAAAGAAAACTGGAAGCGGAACGCATGGAGGCAGAGCGGAAAGCAAGGGAAGCGGAAGAGGCAGCGAAGCAGCAGACTGCAGCTGAACAGAAGGAAGAACTGGCAGAAGAGAAAGAAACAGCATCCGGATCTGTACCGGAAGAGGAAGCAGTTTCAATTCCGGAAGAGGAAGAGCCGGTATTCCAGCTTGACTTCCGTGTATGGGGAACCAGGGGGCAGATCATGGCGCTCCGTGAATATATGTTAAAGAATCAGATTCGATTCGGAAAGGTGGAATAAGACATGGCAGTAAATAACAGTCTGGCAAGACAGGATCAGTCAATGAAGTTATCAGTTTATCTGCAGAACGATGCGGTAAAGAAGCAGATCAATCAGGTGGTTGGTGGAAAGAACGGGACAAGATTTATTTCCAGTATCGTAAGTGCGGTGCAGAGTACACCGGTGCTGCAGGAGTGTACAAGCCCGAGTATCGTAAACGCTGCATTACTCGGAGAAGCGCTGAATCTTTCACCGTCCCCGCAGCTTGGTCAGTTTTATATGGTCCCGTTCGATAATAAGAAGAAAGGCTGCAAGGAAGCACAGTTCCAGCTTGGGTATAAAGGATATATTCAGCTGGCAATCCGTTCCGGTTACTACAAAAAGCTCAATGTGCTTGCAATCAAAGAAGGGGAGCTTGTCCGGTATGATCCTCTGGATGAAGAAGTGGAGGTTAATCTGATTGATGATGATATCCTCCGGGAGGAAGCTCCGACCATGGGATACTTCGCAATGTTCGAGTATGAGAATGGTTTCCGGAAGACCTTGTACTGGTCAAAGAAGAAAATGCTTGCACACGCTGAGAAGTATTCTTTTGCGTTTTACAAAAACGGTGGAGCAAAATCTCTGGAATTACTGGAACAGGGCAAGATTCCGGAAAAGGATATGTGGAAGTATTCTTCATTCTGGTTTAAGGATTTTGACGGAATGGCACTGAAAACCATGCTCCGTCAGCTGATCAGCAAATGGGGAATCATGAGTATTGATCTCCAGAATGCTATTGACAAGGATATGGCAGTGATCCATGAGGACGGAAAGACAGACTATGTGGATGCAGCGAAGGCGGAAGATGATGGAGTGGTATCTGATCAGGAGTTACAGGAGGTCCAGGAAGACCAGCCGGCAGCGGCAGGAACACAGCAGCCGGATCCGAAGGGTATTGAGGCATCATTTTTTGGATAGATTTATGACATCTCCTTAAAAATAATATATCACACGCAACCTGATAACAAGAAAGCAAGCCGGCACTTATAAGCATCTGTTGTATAAGTGCCGGCAGAAAGGACAAAAAATGGCATCAGTGATGTTTACAGTTCCGGGCAAGCCGCAGGGAAAAGCCAGGGCGCGGACGTATTATAATGCATCGACAAAGAAGCACTGTTCCACCACACCAGATAACACGGTCCTGTATGAGAACTTCATCAAAGATCGGTATCTGCAGATGGCAAAGGGAGCGTTCCTGGAAAGAGAAAAGCCTGTGACGCTCCGGATTATTGCAAGGTATCTTCCGCCAAAGAGCGTATCGAAGAAACGGAAGCTTGATATGCTAGAGGGAAGAGAATTGCCGCTGAAGAAACCGGATATGGACAATATTGTGAAGGTGGTAGCAGATGCACTGAACGGGGTTGCTTATCACGATGATACGCAGATCGCACTGGTTCAGGCAAAGAAATGTTATTCGGCGGTAGAGGGGCTGGATGTGACAGTTGAGGAGTATACCGGATAAAAAGGAAGGAAATGTAAGAAGTGGCAGGACGACCAAAACAAGGAATTGATTATTCCGGATGGTCGGTTGACATATTCGATGGCGATAAGAAAATAGACAAACTTCTTGATGCAAAAGGATGGAAGGGATTCGGGATCTACTTCTTTTTGTGTCAAAGGGCATATAAAGTAAATGGATATTTTTATGAATGGGGCTATGACGACTGTGCAACGACAGCAAGGCGGATGGGTGGCGGCATCAGTTCCGGTACAGTAAAAGAGACTGTGGATTACTGCCTGCAAGTGGATCTTTTTGATAAAGGGTTATTTGACAGGTGGGGGATCTTGACCAGTAGAGGTATCCAGCGTCGTTTTTGGGTGGTACTATCCGAGCGGCGGAGTAAAACAGTATATGGTGAGTATTGGCTTTTGAAACCCGAAGAATGCAAAGGTCTAGTTAAAGTCAGCTTATTTTCGGATGTGCAACCGACAAATGATGATGTACAAGGGACAAATGAGGATTCGCTTTATAGAAAGGAAAGTAAAGTAAAGAAAAGTAATGTATATAAGGGCGCTTTCAGCGATTCTTCCCTTGAATCAGCTTTTCAGTTCTATCTCCTTGTCCGATCACAGAACTGGGGAGAGATATCTGATGAGCAAGTAAACGCTTTGAGAGAGGATTTATTATCATTGTCCTCTGATCTGGCTGAACAGAAAGCAATCTTGAATAAAGCTGCAGCTGGTGGATGGAAGAATTTATATCCTGTTCAAAGCAAGGGAAGGCCAAAAACAAAGAAGCAGCCAGAGAAACAGGGAAAGTTTAAGAATTTTGAAGAGCGTGAATATGAGGACATGACAGATCTTACAAGGAAGTTGATGCAGCGATGAAAAAGAAGAATGGGAAACGGAGTACGTTCCTGAGAACTGGAAGCAGGAAGAAACGGAAGATTATTAAGCGTGGGAAGTAGGAGGATCAATCATGCTGATAGAAAAGACATTAAAAGAGGCATTGGCAGATTACATAAAAGGGAAACCAGTGACAGTATTATGGACGAAAGAGGACGGAAGCATGGATGTTCGGTTATTGTCGGACATCCTGGAACAGGAAGAAAATCATTTTCTGGTAAACGTTCCGGCATATCACAATCCGGAATTTGCACAGGCAGTAGCTGAAATGGTGGAGCAGAAAGGAACAGATGACTGTAACAGAGAAGCAACACCGGCAGGGAGAACGGAGAAGGACGGAAGTACCACCCCCCCCTCACAGAGCCGGATTCGGTTGTGATTCCGGCAGAAAATAAAAGGGAGAAAGCATTGGAACTGGCGAAAGAAGGAAAAGGTGCTGCGGAGATCGCGCGGTTGATCGATGCAAAATATAGTACCGTGTATTCCTGGCTGAATCCGGATAAGTGCAAGAAGCCAAAGCCAGAGAGCAAAACAGCCAGTAACGCGGACCGGCACAAATGCAGAACCTGCATGTTCCGGGCAACAGGAAATACAAAGGGAGCCGGCTGTTCCTATATCGAGATAACAGGTCACAGCAGAGGATGCTCCGTGGAAGAATGCAGTGTGTATCAAAAGGGCGATGTGGTGTCAAAGCGGAAGATGAAAGGATTTTATGAATGAGTTGGGCAGATAAGCAATTAAAGAAACATAAGCTCCGAAAGCAGATCAAAGAGATCATGGATAGTCCGGAGTTCCAAAAGGAACGTCAGAAGGAACTGGACAAACACACAGCAGGGGCAATGAACTGTTTTCTGCTGATCAGCGTAGATTACCTGTACCGGAACTATCATTGCAAGAGAAAAGGAGTTTTGAAATATTTGGAATTTGTTTTACACCAGATGCATTTTGCACAGAAAGACGAGGAATATTTTCAGCTGATGAATGAAGAGCTGGAGAGGGAAGTTGGTGTGAATGTGCTGGGGACGTTGAAAGGGGAGTAAGAAGATGTTTATAAATCTAACAAAGACAGAGGTTGAAGAGACTGTAGAAATTGTTAAGCGAGGTGGAACAGATGAAGAATAAAGAAAAGTACGAAAAAGAGATTATGAATATTGCTTGTAGTGGAGATAGCATTGCCGTAATGAAGAAAAGCGGGCGTGTCGTTTCGTGCAATGGGACTAAATGCTGTCTATGCTTGTTTCGTAGTAGTGATTGTAAAGAGAAGCTAAGAGATTGGGCTGAATCCGAGTACATCGAAAAGCCAGTGATAAGCAAGAGAGATAGAGCGTTTCTTGAATACATTGATAAAAAATTCAAATACATTGCGAGAGATGAAACTGCTCGTATGTATGTGTACAGTATTGAACCAAGAAAAAGTGTATATTGTTGGATTAACAACAGAGGTGAATGTTTTTCGATTGCTAATCGTATTGATGTTGATTTTCCAATGGTAAAATGGTCAGATTCAAAACCGTGGCTTATTGAGGACTTGAAGAAGTTGGAGGTAGTTGAAGATTATGAATAGAGAGATTCTTTTTAGAGCGAAGAAAGTTGACGGTGGCGAGTGGGTTGAAGGCTATGTAATTCAAAGATATGGTGCATGGTTCATATATGACATTAAAAATGCAGATACGTGCAGACAGAATGGCTATCTCGTTGATTCGGATACGATCTGTCGATACACCGGACTTACAGACAAGAAGGGAAGGAAGATATGGGAGAACGACATTATTAAATACCATTATGGTGATTATTATGCTCCTGTAAAATTTGGCGAATATCAGAGTTGCTTTGACAGTACAACGACTTGCCATGTCGGATTTTATGTAGACTGGGACGAGAAAAGAGATTTTAGAAAAGATCTGGGGTACTGGATAAAAATGGTTGATGCTGAAGTAGTAGGAAATATCCATGACAAGTCAGAACAACAGAAAGATCAAAGAAGCACTATTATTTGCCGCGATTTCATGAAGAAAGGCAGAGAATAATGAGTAACGGATGGATTCCAACAACAGAACGTCTTCCGGATCAACGGGAGTTCATAGAATCATATGTCAGAAGTGCATATGCAGCGGAGTTTCTGGTCACGATCGAGGGAGCAGATAAGGCAACAACGCTGTATTATTCCCAAACGGGCGTTTGGTTTGATGAGACAGGAGAACCGTATAAGGTTGTGGCGTGGATGCCGCTTCCGAAACCATACAAGAAAGGCGACAACAATGACTGAAAAAGAAGCATGCCTGATGTGCGAAAACTACTCTGAGGGCACAAAATGTGATCAGAAAGATAGCTGTAAACTTATGGCGATATTAAAAGAAAATCGAGAACTAAAGAAAAAAGTAAGCCAGTTGAAACACCAATTGGATGAATCGGAGCTGAAAAGATCATACATGGTAAATCCAAGTGCAATTGGATACCGTAATGATATGGGGTGGTAAAGCAAATGGGACGGAGTATTTATTTCACAGATTTGGAGATTGAAAAGCTGATTGATTATGTATCTGATTCAGTTGAACTGTTGGGAGAAGCAGAAGATACATGGGAGCAGACTGCCGAGGATATGGAAAATGGACTTGGATCGGCAATAAGAAAATTATATAAAGGCAGAAGAGACGAAAAGATTTATGCAAAATACAAGACGAAAAGAGGGAAAGGTAATGCTAAAACCAGTAGTAAAAGCCAGTGAGTTTACCAAGTATGGATTCAAGCGCTGCAGAGAACTCCCAAAGCTGGCAGAGTGCTATTCGTGGAACCATGGCGCAGGAAGGGGTAACAATGAATAGATTGACAGAATGGATTGGCGAAGGAGAAGACCGACACGCTATACCAAGAATGGATTTGAGAAAAAACGGGCATCAGGCGTGCTGTAATAAGCTGGCAGAATATGAGGATTTAGAAGAGACTGGAATGATCTTGAAATGGATTCCGGTGAAATGGCATGTGATATTGAATGCCGAACGGGAAGAGGAAGGAATACCGGATGATATAGTCTACTATCTGGACTGCCCGATGCCGGAAGATGGTGAAGAAATAATAGTAACAGACGGAAAAAGGGTATGGACCGATGAGAACAGCATAGATATTGTAGGACATTGCTTGGAAAGTGGAAACGATTGGAAAGATATAAAAGCATGGATGCCACTTCCGGAAAGGTATAAGGGATAAATGGAAGAGGATAAATACACAATGTATGCGGTAAAAAAGATTTGTATCTGGATGATAACAGCTATAACCATTCTGATAGCAATGAAATGGACGGGATCGGCATGGTGCTTATGGGCGTTTCTTATCCCGGCATTATTGGAATGACAAGGATAGAAGGTGATAATTTGCAGGAGAAACGAAGCAGAAAAGAGCAGCGGCGGGACAGGCAGCAGCATTATGAAGAGTTGGAGAGCCGGCATGATGCAAAGGCGTTGGAGAGATTTAAGCGACCGGCTTACCAGAGCGTAAGCGTTGCGGAATATCTGGCAAGGAAGTATGACATTACAGCGGAGGTGGATACCGGTGGACAAGGGCATTTTGATTGAGTACGCGGATATGAAAGAAGAAATTAAGGATCTGCGCCGGAGAATTGAAAAAATCCAGAAAGAATTGGATAAACTGCATGGACAAATTGTTGTGGATTCGGTATCATGTGGTAAGAAGGGCAAGAAGCCACTTGGTACGGTGAAGATCACTGGCAGACCGGTTGGTGTGATCTCCAGAAAAGAGCAGTTGTTGAAGAAGAGAACCAGAAGGCTTGAAGAGCTGGAAGAAGAACTGCTGGAAATGACAATCCAGGTGGAAGAGTACATAGAATCCATTGAGAAGAGTGAACTGCGGATTATCTTTCGGCTTTATTTTCTGGATGATTTATCATATCCAAAGGTTGCAGATCAGATGAACAAAATGTTCCCGAAGCGCCGGATCCGGTACACAGATGAGAACGTCCGTAAAAAAATTCAAAGATATTTTGAAAATGTCCCACAATGTCCGGATAAAAAGTGATAGAGTATAAACTGGAATTGATGAAATGTAACAAGGTAAGACATTTTTGATGGTTCCTCCGATCGTAAGTATTTAAAACCATGAAGAGACACCTGGGTTTGCTGGGTGTCTTTTTCGTTGCGTAATGTCGAAAAAAGAGGTATTATGGGAGTAAGTTTTAGATATGAGCGGAGGAATGATTATGGCAAAGAAAAAAGAAAATGTTGTGAGAAGAAGTTTATATTATTACTTATCTTGGAAGTATTTCGATGAAAAGTCTGGAGAATATGTTAGTGTAAAAAGAAAAGAAGAAAAGTTTGAGAATTTTCTAAAAAAATTCTATTTCAAAGAAAAGAAAGTAAACGTTAAATACATATCCACGACAGAGAATGAAGATAATTTATTTATTATTACAGATAAAATAGAAAATGATAAAATATGTTTTAGGATAGTTTTATGTAAAACTAATGCACTTCCTTTAATAGAGCAGGACGGTGAACTGGAAGAATTAGAAAAATATATTAATAAAAAGCAAAATATTGCAGAAATAACACATTGTGTATTTTTTAAAGACACTAATATCGTAGGAAGTGAATTTAACTTTTCAGGAGCAAGAATATCAGCATTGAACTGGTATATTCCAAAAATTCTGAACATATGTGGAGATAATCAAAAATTATATCAAATTAAATTTATGCCCAAAATTGATAATGATTCCTATAAGAAATTGGCTAAGAATGAAACAATAACATTATTCGATATGACATTTAAGCCAGATTCAGAGGCATATAAAAACGTTTTAGCACATAATAGTTTGTTTAGTGGAGCTGTGAAAAATGTCCCGGATGCAGAAATAATAGAAATAACATTAAAGAGAAGAAAAAATAAGACAAACAGTTATACGGGGATGAATGACGTTTTATCATCAGATGATTTGGAAGAATTGTTGACTGAGTATAGAGATGATATTGGGAGATTATATATAAGTCAGGGTTCGTATTGTGATGCAATTGATTTATTATCAGATAAACTAGTTAGCAAGGTAGATATAGTTCGGACTAAAAAAAGAACAATAGATTCAAAAGATGTATATAAAAAGATAGAAGAATTCTATAAAGAAGAGGTAAAGCCTTAATATTGGGAGAAAATCAATAGAATGGAAAAAACATGGGCGAACAAAATTGATAAAGTAATCATTATCTTTTTACCGATTTTGATTGGAATCGTAGGAAATATTATATGTAATAAGTGTGGTAAACAACTATTAATAGTTGACAAGGAAAAAGGAATCGATTTATTGAAGACGATTTTAGATATATGGGGAATATTGCTCGGTTTTATTTTTACGGCAACATCAATCTTATTAACTATTGGAGAAAATCAGTATGTGAAATTGCTAAAAGATACAAATCATTTTCCTAATATATTATTTTCATATGTAATGGCAGGAACGTATTTGTTAATGGCAATTACTTTCGGAATAGTATTGCTATTTGCAGACGTATGGGGAGAATGTATTTTTAATATTTTTTTATGCTTAAACATAATAATTATTGTATCTATGGCAATGTGTGTAAAGTTTCTTTTTAATATAATTTTAAACATGGATAGAAAGAGATGATTAATTACAAGGCACCCCTCCGGGGTGCTTTTCTAATACTCAAAACCCGGACCATTAGTTCAGTGGTAGAACATTCGCCTCATAAGCGAAATGTCGTAGGTTCGATTCCTATATGGTCCATCAATAATAAACCAGAATTGAAGGTGGTGAAGTGGCAGGATATGAAAACATAAGAGATGCAAACAATAAAAGAACCCCGGAAGAGCGCCGGGAATTGGCAAAAAAGGCAGGAAAAGCAAGTGGTCAGGCAAGACGCAGGAAGGCAGACTTCCGGAAGACATTAAACCTGCTGCTCACTGCAGAAATAGATAATGAAGAATGGAAGCCGGTTTTGGAGTCACTTGGTATTGAGTGTACTCTGGAATCGGCTTTGCTTATGGCGCAGATTAAGGAAGCAATGGCAGGGAATACAAAGGCTGCATATTTTGTGGCACAGTATGCCGGACAGAACGCACAGACTGCTGCCGACGATGCAGAGCAGAAACGTCGGACAGAGAGAATGGCAGCGGATACCGAGAAAATCCGCAGAAGCTCAGGCCATAGCGAACATGAGGATGAAGGAGTAGAGATTATCAATGATGCACCAGAAGAAACAGGTCCGGATATCGGAGATCATAATTCCGAAATATCTGCAGATATTTAACAACCGGAGTATCAAGCACATCATCCTGACTTCTGGGAGAGCAGGAACAAAGTCTAGTTATGCTTCCATCCGGTCAGATTATCAGCTTGTATCGGATGCCAATGGGTCCGTTGTTGTGCTGCGTAAGCATCATAACAAGCTCCGGAAGACGGTATACAAAGAAATGCTGCGGGGAATCAGCCGTTTGCAGATACCGAAAAACAAGTTCCGGATTACGAAATCCCCGATGGAGATCACTTACAAAAAGTATGGGACAACGATGTACTTCGCCGGATCAGACGGTATTGACGATACAAAGGGTATCATTGACGAGGATAAACCGATCAAGCTGGTTGTCCTGGATGAACTGACAGAGTTTTTTGATGATGGCGAAGGCGAAGATGAGCTGACTAACATTGAAGCAACGTTCGTCCGTGGAAATAAGGGTGGATTCCAGATGATCTATCTGTACAATCCGCCAAAGAACCCAAATGCTCCGATCAATCTGTGGTGCAAGAAAATGGAGAAGCGTGAGGACTGCATTCACATTCACACAGATTACCGGGACGTACCTGTGGACTGGTTAGGACCTGATTTGATTGCATCTGCGGAGATGATGAAAAAAGCGGATCCGAAGATGTACCGGTGGGTATGGCTCGGTGAAGCGATTGGCGTGGATGAGCTGATCTATTATATGTTTTCAGATCGGCACAGACAAAAGCCGGATCCGGACAGGAGATATGATCGGATTTACATTGGAGGTGACTACGGGCAGCAGAATGCGACAACTTTTGAAGCATTCGGCCTGGATACCTACCGGAAGAAATTTCCGGGACTTGGAGAATATTATCACAGTGGACGGGAATCTGGAAGGCAGAAGAGCCCATCCGAATATGCAAGAGATCTGGTTGAGTTCATGGATGGGCTGCATGAACAGTATGAGAACCGGATCGTTTATATTTTTTTGGATCCATCTGCAAAAGGTCTGGCAGAAGAGGTCAGGAGAGCTACCAGAACCGGACTGGACTATCAGGTGTTTCTGCGGGATGCGGAAAATGATGTGGCGCTTGGAATCAGCCGGGTACAGAAAGCACTGGTATTCGATAGCATGTCGATTTCCCCGAAGCAGGAATATGCGGTGCAGGAGTTTGGAACCTACGAGTATGATAAGAAATCCATTGAAAAGGGAAAAGAAGTGCCGGTGAAGGAAGCGGATCACTGCATGGATGCCATACGCTATGTGGTTATGGGCGCCTGGAGCAAGATCAAACATTGGCTACCTAAAGATGAAACACCGGAAGAAATAGACATATGCGATATCGGCAGCAGGGAGGTGAGAGAAGAGGATGAATATCTTTAATTATTTCAGGAAAAAAGGAATCGATACGGTAGATGCTTCGTTCTACCGGAAGATCGATGAGTGGATCAGCTGGTACAATTCCAATGTCCGGCAGTTTACGTTCTACAAGGTGAATACCGGACGAGGTACAAGTAAACGATGCCGTAGGAAGAGCATGGGAATGGCAAAGAAACTGTCAGAGGATATTGCAGATCTGCTCCTTAATGAGAGAGTTATGATCACGCTGGAAGATGAAATGACACAGGAATTTGTGCAGAAGGTTCTGGATAACAATCACTTCCTGGTCATGGGAAATGACTACCAGGAACGGAAAGCGTATTCCGGGACCGTGGCATACATCCCTTATCTGTACAATGCGATTGTGCGGGAAGATGGAACGATATCTGCAGGTGAGATTGGAATCAACTATGTGGATGCCAAGAACATCTATCCGGTCAGCTGGAATAATGGGGAAGTCACGGAATGCATTTTTACGTCCGTGCACACGGTGCGTCAGAAGAAATACGTGCAGATTCAGTTTCACCAGATAGGATTAAATGGGATGTATGTGATTGAAAACAGCGTCCTGGAATGCACAAAAGGCAGTGTGGAAGGTCGTGAACTGACAGAACAGGAATGGAAACAGCTGAAACCATTTGCAAATCTAGTAGCCAGAACAGAGACAGGATCCACAGAGCCACAGTTTGTTATTGACAGGCTGAATATCACAAACAATGTTGGCGAATGTAATCCAATGGGAATTGCGATTTTTGCAAACGCCATAGATACCTTAAAAAAACTGGACACGGAGTTTGATTCCTACTGCAATGAGTTTGATCTGGGAAGAAAAAGAATCTTTGTTGCTCCGGAAATGCTGACGAATGAGGACGGATCCCCAACCTTTGATCCGGATGATGGCGTGTTCTATTCGCTTCCGGAAGATTACGATAAGAGCCAGACCGGTCTGATCAAGGAAGTGGACATGAGCCTCCGGGTAGAACAGCACAGCAAGGCAATCAATGATGATCTGAATTATCTGTCTCTGAAATGCGGATTCGGTACGGAAAGATACCGGTTTGACGGAGCAGGAGCGAAGACAGCAACTGAAATCATTTCGGAGAACTCAGATATGTACCGTATGCTGAAGAAGCATGAGATAATCTTGGAAGATGTCATAAAGCGGCTGGTCAGAATCATTATCCGGCTCGGTATTGTGACAGGAAATACACTGGAACAGAACACAGATATTGTGATTGACTTTGATGATTCTATCATTGAGGATAAGGGCGCAGAGCGTCAGCAGGACCGTCAGGACGTCAGCATGGGCGTGATGCGGCATGAAGAGTACCGTGCAAAATGGTACGGTGAAACAGTGGAACAGGCAAAAAAGAATCTGCCAGAGCAGAATCAGGTGATGGAGTAGGATGCGAAAAGAATACAAAGATCAGGTTGCCGATAAGATTGCAGCGCGGTACATAGGTCTGGAAGAACAGATCCTGCAGGACATTGCCCGGCGGATCAAAAAGACCGGCGAGATCACCAGTACAGCAGACTGGCAGATCAATAGACTTCGGATTCTGGGATATTCTTCCGAGGATATCGAAAGAGAGATCAAGAAAACACTGAATGCGTCTTATCCGGAAATGTTTGAGCTGTATGATAAAGTGATCGACTGGGAATACGTCCGGAATAAGGACATTTACGAACAGATCAATGCAGAGTTTATCCCGTATGAGGAGAATGAACAGCTCAAGCAGATCACAGATGCTATTATCCGGCAGAGTCTGGAAGATCTGGAGAATGTAACTAAGTCACTTGGCTTTTACTTAGATTACAATGGCAAGAAAGTCCTGACACCACTATCACAGGTCTACAGCAACTATCTGGACAATGCCTGTTATGATATTGTGACCGGTGCTTTTGATTATGGTAGCGTGCTACGAAGAGTAGTTACGCAGCTTACCAACAGTGGACTTCGGAAGATTGAGTACGGATCCGGATACGCAAGCCGGGTAGAAGTGGCTGCTAGAAGAGCTGTGATGACTGGTGTGACAAATCTTACCGGAGAAATAGCAGACTACAATGCCAAGAAGCTCGGAACAGAGTATTTTGAGGTTGAGTGGCATGCCGGGGCCCGTCCTACTCATGCAGTATGGCAAGGTCAGGTCTGGACAAAAGAGCAATTGTACTCAGTCTGTGGACTTGGTACAGTGACAGGACTTCTGGGAGCCAATTGTTATCATACTTATTATCCATTCTTTCCTGGTATTTCACAGCGTAACTGGTCAGATGAATGGCTGGAAGCTCAGAACCGGAAGGAAAGCAAACCAAAAGAGTTCCGTGGCAAAGAGTATACTTTGTATGAAGCCAAGCAGAGGCAGCGCCAGATGGAGACAGCAATGCGGGCACAGCGAGAAAAGGTGCAGATGCTTCAGAACGGCGGTGCTGATCGGCAGGAGGTTATGCTTCAAAAAGCCAAATATCAGGGGCAGCTTAACGAATATGCAGCATTTTCTCGGAAAATGGGATTGAAAGAGGAAAGAGAGCGGATTTATATTGATGGACGAGGAAGAATTGCACCGAGTCAGTATGATCTGAAAATGAGAGTTTCTATTCCAGACACAGTTGCTAAGAAAGCAGGTTTGAGCAAAGAAATTGAAGCGAAAATCAATGCGGCGATAAAGAAGTTGGATTCGGAATACGTGATTTACTTAGATTCTATTAAAGGCGGAAAACTAAAGAAAAATGATATTTTTGCAACAGGTGCTTACTTGGATGAAAATGGAATGCTGAGACATGGACTTGTTTTGAATTACAAACAAGATTATAGAAAAGTTGAAACTATTATGCCGAGATGGTACAATGATGGTGTAATGGCGGGAAAGAATTTTGAAGATTACATTGCGCATGAAATGGCGCATATAATGCCATTTCAGAACTGCGTATCAGAAGTGGAATATATAGAGTTAAATGAAAAAATAAGAAGGCAGTTCATAGCAGGAATTTCAGGATATGCAGATAGAAGCAAAGACGGTCGAGAGTGCTTAGCGGAGGCGTTTGTTAGGTATAGAAACGGAGAGTGGATTCCAGATGAAGCAAGAAAACTTATCAGAAAATATATCCTTCATTGGCGGAGGGTTTAGAATGACATTGCCAAAGTGTATGCTGTGCAGTAATTTCAATGAAAATAGTGAAGAGATGACTTGTAAAGCATTTCCAGATGGAATACCGGAGGATGTAATTTTTTCTGGTTATGAAGAGGAATGCAAAAACGGAATTAAATTTAAAGAGTTTGAATAGTTGCCACCAGTCGAAATGACCGGTGGTATTTTTGTACTTATTTTTAGGAGGCCGGTAATGAAAAAGAAAGCAGTAGCAGTATTAACGGCTATCAGCATATTGATAGCAGGTTTAACTGGATGCCAGACCGCCACGAAAAGTTATGGTGGGAAGACAACGATAAAGCTTGAGCCAAATCAGAAACTGGAAGAAATTACCTGGAAAGATAATTCTTTATGGTACCTTACAAGACCAATGACTAATGAGGATATTGCTGAAACCCATACATTCCAACAGCAGTCAAATTTTGGAGTCTTTGAAGGAACAGTAACCATCATAGAGTCAAAGGAGTAAAGAATTTATGATAACAATAAAAATAACAGATCACAGCATCTGTATGAATGGTCATGCCGGCAGGAAGAGTCCGGATGGGATTGATCGGGTATGTGCGGCAGTATCAGCACTGACCTGCAACCTGATCAATTCCCTGAAAGATCTGACAGGTGACAGAATCCGGGGAGAAACAGCCAGCGGAATGACTGTGATCGAATGGGAAGATCTGTCAGATGGTGGGAAGCTTCTGATTGATTCATGGTTCCTGGGGATTGCAGTAATTGACCAGGAATACAATTGCATACAATTTGAGTAAATGAGCATCCAGTGAGGGTGCTTTTTATTATGTCCAAAACATGAAGACAGAAAAAGCTCTGGAAAACACTCATATTTGGAGGTAAGCATGAGAAAAAGAATGTTTTTACAGCTCTTTGAAGACGGCGGCGGGGCTGGCTCTGGTGGACAGGGTGGAAACGCTGGAGCAGGTAACGGCAGCCAGGGAAATGCCGGCGGATCAGGAAATCAGGGTTCATACAGCTTTGCGCAGGCAGAAGAGATCGCCAATGCGAGAGCAGACAGAGCCGAAAAAGCGGCACTTCGTTCTTATTTTCAGCAGCAGGGAATGACAGAACAGCAGGTGAATCAGGCAATTGCCGATTATAAGGAACAGCAGAAAAAGAATCAGCCGAATGTGACACAGCTGCAGCAGGATCTGGAAAATTCCAGAAATGAAGTCCAGCAGATGAAGAACGAGAAATTTTTATCCGGAAAAGGTGTCAAGGCGGATGATCTGGACTATGTGACTTACAAGGTTTCCAAAATGGTAGATGATAAAACGACATTTGAAAAGGCAGCAGAGAAGTTCCTGAAGGAGAATCCGAGATTTGCCGGTGGCGGTTCTTACCGGATTGCAGATTCTTCAGCAGGTAATGCTTCCAATGGTGCTGGTGGAAACATGAACGCTTCCATCAATGACCGGATCAGAGCTGCCGCACGAAGATAATGGAGGTAGAGTAAATGCAGAATAAAAGAATGAATTTAAGATTGTTTGAAGAAGATGTAAACATCATTGATCGTACTGGAGCGGAGACTCTGATTCCGACTCAGGAATCCAATGAGATCATTCAGGGAACGATCGCACAGTCAGCCGTCCTGTCAAGAGGTCGTAAACTGGCAAACATGACAAGCAGACAGTACAAAATGCCGGTACTGGATATGCTGCCGATTGCATATTTCGTAAACGGTGATACCGGACAGAAGAAAACTACAAAGCAGGCATGGGACAAGAAGTTCATCACTGCCGAAGAGATTGCAGTCATTGTTCCGATTCCGGAAGCAGTTCTGGATGATTCTGAGTATGACATCTGGGGAGAAGTAAAACCGAGAGTTACAGAAGCATTTGGGAAGGTCATCGACAGTGCAGTGTTGTTCGGTGAAAATAAACCGAACACATGGAGAGAAGATGTGGTTACAACCGCGACAAAAGCGGGAGCAGTCGTAACATTAGGAGCGACAGACAGTCTGTATGACAAGATCATGGCAGAGGACGGAGTGATCGCACATATTGAAGACTGCGGATACTTTGTAAACGGTCACATGGCGGACATTTCCATGAGAGCAAAACTCAGAGGTCTGAAGAACGCAAACGGGGATCCGCTGTTCAAACAGGATTTACAGGGAACCACACAGTATGCGCTTGACGGATCTCCGATGAACTTCCCGAACAATGGAGCGTTTGATAAGTCAAAGGCGCTTATGATTTCCGGAGATTTCTCACAGCTCGTATACTCTATCCGTCAGGACATCACATTCAAACTCTTCTCAGAGGGTGTTGTACAGAACACAGACGGAACTATCGCATACAACCTGATGCAGAACGATATGGTCGCTCTTCGTGCAGTAATGCGTCTCGGATGGGAGATCCCGAATCCGATCAACGCTCTTAAGACGGACAAAAACAAGAGATGCCCGTTTGCAGTTCTGAAAGCAGGTGCAGTTCTGAAAACAGGTGAGTAAGGGAAGGTGATGATCCATGCAGACAACGTATGGATACTACGCAGATGAATATGGCGGTAACATCATCCCGGAACAGGACTTCAAGAAAGCTAAGAAACAGGCAGAGGCTTATATCCGGCATTTGACATACGCTAGAGGAGATATCTTCGTAGAAGAAAATGAAGCGGTGAATGATGCGGTCTGTGCTGTAGCGGAGGTATATTACAAATACAATGCACAGCAACAGGCCGGTACTTCGCCTGTGAAGTCGGAAAATAACGATGGCTACAGTGTGACCTATGTCACAGAGCAGACGGATGGAAAGACAGCGGAAGAGATGGTGAAGAAAAAGGCGTATGATGCGGCATATCCTTATCTTCTCCCTACTGGATGGCTGTCAAGAAAGGTAGGGGTGCAGTGTGATCACAAATGCAGATGTGACTGTTTATAACAGAATAAGCGGTGATTCCACACATTACGATACCTGGATCCGAACCGTTTTGCATGGTGTCCACGTCCATGTGGACCATAAGACTGCAGTTACGGATAACGGACTGAAAAGTGCGGAGGTTTACAAAATCCGGATTCCCGCGGATATTCCGGAAGCAGGGCAGTATCTTCCGCCGGATCAGTTCGCCTGCTGTGGCGGTTATGGATACTGGACCATACAGAATGATGATCAGATTGTCCTGGGAGAGTGTCAGATTGAGATTGAAAGGCCTGCAGATCTGAAAGCCGTGTTCCAGAAGCACTGCAAGGTGACAAGCTGGTCGGACAATCGGTTTGGTACGACTCCGCACTGGCGGATCGGAGGCGAGTAAGATGGCAGGAAAGAAAGAATTCCGGATCACAACTCCGAGAGGCAGCGTATTTACGGTGACTGGTAAGAATGGTTCTACCACGGCACGGCTGGAATGGGCTCCGGGATTCGCACAGAAAAAAGCGGAGGGATTTTCAAGGGCGCAGGCATTTGTGGATTCCGAGTGTCTACGCTACATGAATCCATTGACACCGAGAAGAACCGGGATGCTGATTAAGTCCGGGACACTTGGTACAGTGATCGGTTCCGGATCCATTGAATATCTTGCCCCGTATGCCCGCCGGCAGTATTATGAGCATAAAACTAAGGCAAGATGGTTTGAAACAATGAAAGCGAGCCATAAAGATGCCATAAGGGAAGGAGCTGAGAAACTTGCCGGACAGTAAACGGAAACCGATTATTGATAGTATCCGGGAGTATGTAAGGACTTATCCAGATATCAATAACCGGAAGATCAATATTGATTATCTTGGTGATGGAATGGAATATTCCATTGATCCAATCGGCGTAGATCCTATCTATAAGAGATATGTGGATGGGGACTGCCTGAAGCAGTTCCAGTTCGCTCTGACAAGTAAGGAAGCCTACGATGGGGATGCAAGAACCGGTATTGCCAACAGCGGATTTTATCAGAACTTTGAAGAGTGGACAGAACAGAATAATCTGAATGATATTGTTCCAGAGCTGGACGGGCACGATGCTATTCGAGTGGAAGTGCTGCAGTCCGGCTATTTGTTTAGTGCAGAGGCCGATCTGGGACGGTATCAGATGATATGCAGATTGATTTATAAGTAAGGAGTGTGAAGAAATGGCAAGTGAAAAAATGTTAGTTGGCAGACATAAGAGAGTGGCTTTTATGGATGCTGACGGATCAGGAAAGACATTTACCAGAATGACGGGATTTACCTCTCTGTCAGATGGAAAGAACTCAACAGAATACAGCCGGCAGTATGTGGATGAGGCGTCTGAAAGAAGTGACGTAGTCGGTTATGCGCCGGCAATCGATTACGAATTTGACCGGTATACCAATGATCCGGTACATGAAAAGATTGCAGCAATTACCGATGATGAGATTCTCGGAACAGAAGCACAGGTTGATATTGTGGTGGTAGATCTGTTTGAACAGAAGACATCGGAAACAACTTGTACCGCACGAAAGAGAACATGGAGTGTAATTCCGGATACAGAAGGGGACGGTACGGATGCCCTGATTTACAAAGGCAGCTTTAAAGCGGCCGGAGAAATCACAAAGGGTACTGCAACCACCACAGACGGATGGAAGACCTGTACATTCACTGCTGGTGGAGAATAAAGAAGAAATGGGAGAGTGAGCCTATGAGCCTTTGGAAATTTGGAGATTTTGAAGCAGAAGTGGATTTCACGGATGCGGATTTTTTAGATGTGTTAGAGGAAGCAAAAGCAGAAATGTTTGAAGCAAGGAAAAAGGTTCCCATAACCGGAAAGCAGAGTGATATCATCCGCGCGCAGTGCGCGTGTTTTTATGTGTTCTTCGATACCCTGTTTGGCGAGGGAGCAGGGGAGCGTATCCTTTGCGGAAAGAACAGCATCAAGCTGTGCACTGAAGCGGCAGAATCACTGTTAGACTTTGAAACAGCGGAAGCAAAGAAACTGGATGATAAATATGATAAGTATGTACCAAATCAAAATACAACGCAGCAGTTCCCACATCCGCAGCCACAGCCAAATAGAAACCGTCAGCAGAGAAGAAACTGCCAGAAACAGTATGGTAAAGGAAAATATTCCAATACCGGAAGGTAGCAGAGCATGAATATTTTATATGAGCAGTTTCCGGAAGAAGTCAAGGTGAACGGGGAGTACTACCCGATCGTGACAGATTTCCGTGAATGGATCCGTTTTACGGAGCTGGTTGAAGACGACTCGGTTCCGTGGCGGATAAAGTGCGGACTTCTGTTGCAGTGGTATCTGGATAAGGTTCCGGAAGATATTGAAGCTGCAATTTATGCACTCGGAGATTTCCTGATGTGCAAAAGGATGTACCAGGATGATCTGGAAGATGAAGAGGAAGAGCAGCAGAAAAATGGGAAGCCGGTATTTTCTTTTTCGGAAGATGCCGGCTGCATTTATGCAGCGTTCCGGGAGGCATATGGAATTGACCTGCAGCAGATCGATTATATGCACTGGTGGGAGTTCCGGAGCTTGTTTGACTGGTTGCCGGATGGTACAGAGATTAAACAACGGATTATGTATCGTTCGATTGATCCTGGAACAATCCGGGACAAGGACGAACGCAAACGAATCAAGAAGATCCAGAGAGCTGTTGCGCTGAAAAAGAAACAGCGAAAGCTTGATGATTATGAGATTGGAGATATGTTCTCATGATGGAAATTAAAATACCGACACGGCGTGAGTGGTATCCGTGTCCGTACTGCGGTCAGCATCTGCTTGTTTACGCAGATACTGCAGTGTGCAGCGGACTGTATGTAAAATGCCGCAAATGCCGACGGGAGGTGGAGATAAAAATTAAGAATTAAGCACTTGTGAGCCCCTGAGCCGTGCTATCAGAAAGGATGATAGTATGGCAGATGGATATTTGAATTTTGATACCAAAATCAATGAGAGTGGGTTCAACAAGGGCATTTCAAATCTGAGTAAGATTGCGACTACCGGATTAGGCGTTGCCGTAGGAAATGCGATCACCAAGGTTGTCGATAAAGTTGGATCAATCGGAACTGCAGCCGTCAAGGTTGGAATGAACTTTGAGGCGGAGATGTCGAAGGTTGCCAGTATTTCAGGAGCAACCGGAGATGAGTTCCAAAAGCTGATCGACAAGGCAAAGGAGATGGGATCGAAAACCAAGTTTTCAGCCACAGAAAGCGCGCAGGCTATGGAATACATGGCTATGGCAGGCTGGAAGACGCAGGACATGGTAGATGGTCTGAAAGGGATCATGGACCTTGCCGCTGCATCTGGAGAAGATTTGGCAACAACCAGTGATATTGTAACGGATGCTCTGACAGCTTTTGGACTGAAAGCTTCTGATTCCACCCATTTTGCGGATGTTCTGGCGAAAGCTTCCTCGAATGCCAATACAAACGTGGCAATGATGGGAGAAACGTTCAAGTACGTTGCGCCGGTAGCCGGGGCGCTGGGGTATTCCGTAGAGGATTGTTCCGTTGCAATCGGTCTGATGGCAAATTCCGGAATCAAAGCAAGTCAGGCAGGTACTTCTTTGAGACAGATGCTTAGCCGTCTGGCGAAACCAACGGATGAAGTACAGGGCGCAATGGATCAGCTGGGCGTATCCTTGACAGATTCGGCGGGCAATATGAAGTCGCTGGATACGGTCATGGGTGACTTGCGAAATGGATTCAAAGGTCTTTCCAAAGCAGAGCAGGCACAACTGGCAACCTCGCTTGCCGGTCAGGAAGCAATGTCTGGTCTACTGGCAATCGTAAATGCATCGGATGGAGATTTCGATAATCTGAAGGATTCCATTTACAATTGCAAGGATGCCGCAGCAAATATGGCTGCAGTTGCACAGGACAATCTGGCTGGTCAGATCACCAGTCTGAAATCCAAAGCGGAAGGTCTTGGAATTGCATTCTACGGATCCATTCAGGAACCGCTTAAAGAGCTTGCATCTGTTGGCGTGAAAGCCTTGGAAGATCTGAATAATGCGTATGCTTCCAATGGATTTGTCGGTTTTATCAATGAGATTGGCAATAAAGTACCGCTTTTACAGAGCTTTACTGATGCAATAGCTGGACTCGCAGAGAAAACGAAGAGCATGAGTACGGATGAGCTCATGAATCTTGGCAAGACTGCAGCAGTTCTTGCGGGAGCTGGACCAGTGATCTCGTTATTTGGATCACAGATCGGCAATGTACAGACAGCCGTTGAAGGATTCAGCGGACTTACAACGGGTGTTTTATCTGAACTTGGAAAGCTTCCGAAGGGATTCAAAAGTGCAACAAAATCGGCTGCAAATTTCCGGAAAGATTTTACGGGTAGCCTGAAAGGGCTCGGCAGTGCAGTTACGGGACCATTTCAGGTACTGACTCCGAAATTGTCAGCTACTGTCGGAAAAATCGGCAAGGTAGTTTCCAGTGTTCCGGGAAAAATCGGTGGGGCAGTTGGAAAGATTGGATCTGTGATAGCATCAAAGATTCCTAGGATTACAAGCGCGTTTTCATTACTTGGAGATACTGCCGGTTATCTGGGAGCATGGGGCGGACAGATTGGTTCTGCTTTGCATGGAGTTCTTGGAACAGTAGCCGGCTTTATTCCGTCATTTGTAGGGTTGATGAATTTCGGTGCAGTTGCAGCCGTTGTGGTAGCCGGTCTTGGACTGGTTTACAGTCAGTTTGGTACACAGATTGACCAGATCCTGCTTCTGGCGCAGACCAAAGGACCGGAGATCATATCCAACTTTGGAGCAGGAATCACAGCAGCACTTCCGGGACTGATTTCATCAGGTGCAACCCTGATACTGGGATTGATGAATGCGATTACAGCAAATCTACCATCGCTTATTTCTGTAGGCGCAAGCATCATAGCAACTCTGGTAAGCAGCCTGGGCGCACAACTTCCGCAGTTAATTCCGGCAGCGGTACAGATGATCCTGACTCTGGTTGAGTCGCTGATCAGTAATCTTCCGCAGTTAATAACTTCCGGATTACAGTTAATGGAAGGCTTGGCACAGGGAATTGCAAACGCGATTCCGCAGGTGGCAGCGAAAGCACCGGTTATCATCGGCAAGCTGGCATCTACGATTATCACGAATTTGCCGAAGATCATACAGACTGGTGTGAAGATTATCACGCAGCTCGCAGTCGGACTGGTTCAGGGAATCCCGGCGTTACTTGGTAAGATTCCATCCATGATCAGTCAGATCAAAAATGCATTTACCAGTGTAAACTGGGGCAGTGTTGGTATGAATATCATTTCCGGAATTGCAAGTGGTATATCCAGTGCGGTAGGAAGCCTGATCAGCGCGGCAACATCTGCGGCAAGTAGCGCATTAGATGCAATCAAGTCAAAACTTGGTATTCATTCTCCATCGAGAGTATTCCGGGACCAGGTTGGTAAGATGATGGCTCTTGGTATGGGAATCGGATTTGAGAAGAATATTCCGATCGGATCCATGAATGCCGGAGTACAAAAAGCAGTCCAGAGTCTGCAAAGAAGTGTGCAGCTTACAACATCCGTTAATCCGGATAAAACGGTAGGCGGAATAAAGAATAATCCGATCTTTAAGGATCAAGGATTTGATTACGACAGATTTGAACGTATCCAGAGGAAGATTGCAAAAGAAAATGGCAATAAGCCGGTATTCCTGGATACGAAACGGATAGACAGACCATTACCGAAAGGAGCAGTGCCACAGGTATGATTGTGTATTATGAAAATATGAATGGCGAAAAGCTGAATCTTTTGAAAGCTCCTTTTCGTACAACGAAGACTGACTGGTTCGATGCGGACTGGTCAGAGTCTTCGGACGGATATGAAAAAACAGTAACGATTGATGTGTTTGGAAAGCGGGAAGAATTTCAGGCGAATATGGAGCAGCTATACCGGATCATTGCGGTTGATGCAGAAAATGATACCTACGGGAAGCTGTACGTGAATGGTGCATATTTAAGATGCAAGGTGTTGAAGTCAGCGAAAGAAGGATGGAAGGGATATGTGTATTCGGAAGTGGAGATCACCTTCCAGGCTCCGGAGCTTGTATGGGTAGTAGAAGCGACAAGGCAGTTTTTTCCACAATTGGAAGAAACGGCAGCATCCGGAATCGACTTTCAGTATGACTATCCGTTTGATTTTGCCGGAAAAAAAAGAGGAATCGCAGCATGGGATGTTGATCACATCATTCCAAGCGAGTACCGGATGATCATTTACGGACCATGTGTAAATCCGAAGATTCTGATCAACGATTATCCTTATGAGTTTTTCGTGACGCTTGAAAGCAGGGAATATCTGATTATAGACAGCCAGAGAAGAACGATCCGAAGGTATTTGACGAATGGAACGGTACAAAATTTATTTAATCAGAGAGCACAGAAACAAACTGTTTTCGAGAGAATACCATCCGGGCTTTTAAATATTAACTGGTCCGGGGATTATGGATTTGACCTGACTTTATTTTTGAACAGGAGGGAGCCGCCGTGGTAAAGGACATAATTCTTGCAGATAGTGATGGAAGAGAACTGGGAGCGATTTTGGACTCAAATATCACAGTGGATACGAATGGCGAGTACGAATTTTCTGTACAGATTGCAAGGTCGAACTGGTATCCGGAGCTGACCTTTTCAAGCTATGTCTATATTACGGATACGGAATATGGAGGCATTATCGGAGAGGTGCTGACAGATACAACGCTGGATTATGTGGAGCTGAAGGGAATCACATGGCGGGGAAGACTGCAGTATAAGGTGATCGAGCCGTCTGCCGGATCGGATTATAAAACAGTATCCGGAGAACTGAATCAGGTAATGAAAACACTGATTGAGCCGGAGTTTGATGGATTATTCAGAGTTTCATCAGAAGACACGGGTATATCTGTAAAGAATTTTCAATTTGACCGGTACTGCACATTACTGGAAGGTCTTACCAAAATGCTGAAAAGTGTTGGATACCGCCTGCAGATCCGGTTGATCAAAGAACAGGATGAACCATGTTATATTCTGATTGAAGCAGTTCCGATTATTGATTATTCTGCGCAGATTGAATTGTCACAGGACAGTCGAATGAATTTCACGATGGATGATAAACAAAATGGCGTAAATCATCTGGTCGTAACCGGAAAAGGGGAAATGCAGGAGAGGAACATATTCCATCTGTATGTGCAGAAAGATGGAAGCATTGGAAAGACGCAGTATTACAAAGGACTGAATGAGATTTCAGCAGTATACGAAAATACGAGCACAGAAACAGCAGAGCTGGAGAAAACGTCCGCGGAACAATTGCAGAAGCTGATGAATAAAAAGACATTTCAGATGGATGTTGCAAAGCTTGGAATCGAGGTTGGGATTGGAGATATTGTCGGTGGCAGGGATTACCTGACTGGGATGTATATGTCAAAACCAATCGAAAATATCATTTATGAGATTACGAATGATGTGGAATCAATTACTTATAAATTGGAAGGAGAAGATGAAGAATGAAAATTGTATCTGGAAGAACCGGATCACCACATGTGACTTCGCAGCAGTTCCGGCAGATGCTGGAGGGGATTATCGGGCAGGGGAGTTATATTATAACAAGCGGAGAGAATCTGAAGCCGGAACTTAGCAGTAATAATCTGCTGAAAATCCGAAGTGGGATGATGGCGCATCACGGCTGTATATCTTGCGTGGATATTGGTACTTATGATGAGGTTACACTGACAAATGGTAGTCAGGGAATGAAAAGGATTGATCTTATTGTAAATCGGTATACCAGAAATGCAGAGACAGAGGTTGAAAACTGTAGTTGGAAGGTGATCCAGGGAACACCGGTTGCAAGTAATCCGGCAGTACCGGCATATACTTCGGGAAATTTGCAGGATGGAGATCTTGTGGATGAATGCCCGGCTTTTGAAGTGCATTATGATGGAATCAATGTTACAGAAGTGAAGAGTTTGTTGAGTGTGACGGATGGACTTTCTGAATTAAGTAGCAAATTAAAAAATGCAGAGACAACGATGAACAATAATTTAAAAAGTTTATTGTCTGTAAAGCAAGTAGCTGTAACAAATAATATAAACGTTGGCGCAGGAAAGGATTTCAATTATTATTTAAAACCGCCTACAGTAAATGGCTACACACCTATTGGAGTGATCGGATATGACCTAGTTGGAGATTGGGATGCATGGGTAAATATCGTGTCCTGTTATTATAACAGTAGCAATGATTTACTTTACATAAAAGGACACAATTTCGGAACGGGAACATGTATTGCGTTAGCGAATGTATTTGTTCTGTACAAAAAGAATTGATCTATTGACAAATATAACACATGTTTATATAGAAAATATCTCCCGCTGCGGCTTTTTGAAAACGCACAGCAAGATCCAAATCACCGTTCTTATTTATTTCAGCAAAACAAGAAGCATATGTACCATCTTGTGAAAAACTAGAGCTGTAAGCATTATATGAGTATGAGGAATGTAATTTAGGAAATCCCGTTCCAATTCGCAATGGAGAATATGTGTTAATTGCTTTGTTGATTTTAATTACGCCATTGATAAATGCTATATGTCCAATTTTAAAACACTGAACTCTTGAGTATTGCGTTGATGTATTTATATTTAATGAATTTAATGTAAAAGAACATTTCGTAACAGTTAAATTATTGTTCATCGTTGTCTCTGCATTTTTTAATTTGCTATTTAGTTCAGAATCCCTCTAAAAAGAAGAAAGGGGCAAACAGAA